CACTAACAAGTGGTTCAAATGGAACTGCTACCGCTTCAACTGATTACACCAACTATAAGGCTGGTGGCTCTTCAGTTTTTGAACGCTTTACTTCATTAGATCGTCCATTAGTATTCTTTCTTCCAAATGTAAATGCATTGGCCTCTGGATCAGTGAGCGCATTTGATGCTGCAACTTCTTGGGCTGAAGATAACAATGGGTTTGTTGTTCTTGGAACCGATCCAGATCTCACCGTTGCAAACGCAGTCTCATTTGCTGGTTCTCTTACAGACTCAAGCAACGCTGCTGTCTACTACCCACACGTCTACATCGCTGATCCTCTAGGACGTGGTGCAGGAGCACTTCGCAAGATTGAACCAGCAGGTGCTGTAGTAGGTCTATACCTTGCAACTGATGCAAGCCGTGGAGTCTTTAAGGCTCCAGCAGGTATTGGTTCAGCAATCCAAGGAATCATTTCTGTTGAGAGATCCTTCTCATCTACAGAACTCGACACAATGAACTCAAGCACATCTCCAGTAAACCCAATCCGTCAGATTCCTGGCGCTGGTCTTTCTGTTATGGGTGCTCGTACATTGAAGCAAGATGGCACTGCTAACAAGTATGTCAACATGCGTCGCTCTCTTATCTACATCCGCAAGAACCTTAAGAACCTCACTGAGTTTGCTCTCTTTGAAAACAATGAGGAAAAACTGTGGGCACAAATTCGCACAGTCCTCAATAACTTCCTTGGCGAGTACAAGAACCAGGGCGGTCTACGTGGCACAACTCCAACACAGGCTTACTTTGTTAAGTGTGATGCTGAGAACAACAGTGCACAACAAATCGCCAATGGCGAAGTCCATATCCAGGTTGGTGTTGCGTTGCAATACCCAGCAGAGTTCATTGTCATCGACCTCAGCCAAAAGACGCTGAACTAAAGCGAAGGAGAAAAATAAATGGCAGTAATTAATAATCGGTCAACACTATTGACTGATCCATTACGTAACTTTAGATTTTTAGTTACGTTTCAACCACATGGAGACTTTGCTCAAAACAGCATTGGCTTAACTCAAGCAACTATTGGGTTTACTTCTGTGTCGGGATTGTCGGTTGCTACTGACTCTATCCCTTACCGTGAAGGCGGATACAACACCACCGTCCACCAGATTCCTGGTCAGACAACCTTCACACCTCTTACACTTCAACGTGGTGTCTTATTGGGAACACGTCAGAACTGGGACTGGATGCGTAACTTGTTCGCAACAGTAACTGCGGGAAACACTACTCGTGGCGTAGACCAGAACTTCCGTTGTGACCTAGAGATTGCTGTGCTATCACATCCAATCCCTGGATCACCAAACGCAAACGACACAACAGAAACATCGAACGATCACGTAGCGATGCGCTTTAAGGTATACAACGCATGGCCTACTTCAGTTGCATACTCAGACCTCAACGCAGGTGACAACGCTCTATTCGTAGAGCAGATGACACTCGTGCACGAAGGCTTTGATGTTAACTGGGCAGGAAACTACACAGCATCAGCCCCTACATTCTAACAAAGGACTAACATGACGAAAACAATTAGTGCAGCGGCTAATCCCGCATTGGCAAATAACTTGATTAACTCTGCATTGGCTGAAGCGCCAGTACAGCAAGAAGTAAAGATCACACCTCCTTCGGACACTGTAGTGACTCTCCCTGGTGGCTATTTAACAGCCACTGGGGAGATCATCACAGAAGCCGAAGTTCGTGAACTTAACGGCTCTGATGAAGAAGCAATTGCTCGTACTGCAAACATCGGTAAAGCAATCCTTACAATTCTCCATCGTGGAACAGTACGTATTGGTAATCAGAAGGCCGATGAGAAGTTACTAGACCAACTACTCTCTGGTGACAGAGACATGTTGGTACTAGGAATTTTAAAAGCGACCTTTGGTAAGACCGCTGACATCGGTGGATACTGCGAAGGCTGCGAAGAGATGAAGACCGTACAGGTTGACCTTGATACAGACATCACAGTCAAGGCTCTGATGGACCCAATGAATGATCGAGTCTTTACTGTACAAGGAAAAAACCGCACATTCACAGTTCAACTTCCTACAGGCATTACACAAAAAGAAATGTTGCAGAACTCTGATAAGACATCAGCAGAACTAACAACAATTATGTTAGAGAACACAGTAATGAAGATTGATGATTCACCAGTACTAAGCAAGATGCAGGTACAGAATTTGGGGCTTGTAGATCGTCGCACTATCAGTGAGGCAATCAATAAGCGTCTATGTGGTCCTCAGTTCGATGTGGTCAAGGTGACATGCCCTGACTGCGAAAGTGAGGTATCTGTTCCCGTTAATTTCGGGACCTTGTTTCGCTTCTAGCGTCACGCCATATACGCATTTACTTGCGGAATGGTCGGTCTTAACTAACGAGTACAGAGGATGGACACTGACAGAGATCAAATCTTTGTCAGTTAGAGAACGAGACAACTGGCTAGAGATAGCCAGTCAAACCAGTAGAAAGGGGTAGTCATGGCTAACAAGATGGTTGCGAACATAAAGTCGCTGACTACAGAGACCCGTGGTTTAAACAAAGAGGTTGAGTCCCTTTATAAGTCCATTGAAAAATTAAATGCAATTGCTGGTAAGGCATTTAAAAATGCAAACGGCGCCATAAATTCTTCTGGCGGTTCTATGGGACTAATGCAGGGCTCTACTCGCCCTGGCGTAGGAACAGACAATGCACGGTTTACACAGCCTCCTACTCCAACGGGTATGTCTCCTGCTGGCGGAGGAAACTCTATTTCTAAGAGCAAAACAACGTTTGCTCAAGAAGGACCTGAAGATCCAAACATTGCAAAACTTCAAAAGTACGGTGGTATTGCAAAGATGTTTATGGCACTGCCTGCTGGTGCCTACGCTGCGACTCCTGACCTAGGATTAACTATGGGTCGTGCCCTTGGTTACTACCAAGCAGGATTAAAATCACCAGGAATTAGCCGCAATCAGTTAGAACGTGCCACCTTTAGTGCAATGGGTGGAGGAGTCTCTAGCGTTGGCTCTGATGCAATTGTTGCCGCAGGCCTTGCTGGTCGTGGATACACTCCAGGAAGTGCAAACTATCAACAGGCTGCAGGTCAAATTGGTGGAGCCTATAGGTATTTAGGTATGGACAACGCTGTAGCAACACAGGCTATTGCTGGATTCCAATCAGGACAAATGGGAGCAAACCTTTATCAATACGGTATTAATACACGTACTGCTTCTGGAAAAGAAAAAACTCCAGGGCAACTTGCAAAAGAATTAATGAATGTTATGGGTGGGGGAAAAGCAACCACTCAACAAGTGCGTGAGTCGTACCAGCGTGGTTCACTAGGTGCAAACTTAAAGACAATGGGATTTGATGCTGCACAACAAGAGATTTTATTTCAAGCAATGGTTGACCTTTCTGCTGGTAGAGACCCAGACCTTGCAAAGCGTGGAAACGCACAAGGCACAGATAAAAACTCAAACACCATGCTTACTGCTCAAGGCAGAATGAATGCCTCTCAAACATCTTTGATGACTAAAGGTGAAGAGTCAATGATCAAGGGCTTTGAAAATGCTGCGGATACAGTAGAGGCATTTAACCGTGTTCTTGAAAATGTTATTCAACCACTATCTCAACTTAAAGGGTTTGTAGGTGGAGTTGGCGCAACTAACGTTGGTGCTGGAATTGCTGTATCTGCATCTATGTTTGCTAGTGGAATCAGCAGCATTGTTAGCGCAATCATGAAACTTGTTCCAGGCGGTGGTGGACGTACTGGGTATGGTGCTGGGTTTGGGATTGGCGGATCAACAGGAGGTTCACCAGTTGCAGGAGGAATCACCGCTGGTTATGGCGATAAAGGAAGTATGTGGTCTGGTACAAACAACTCCCACAAGGGAACAGACTACGCAGTACCAGAGGGTACTCCAGTTATTTCTTGGAAAGATGGAATTGTATCTACCGAAAGTTTAGATGCAGGTTATGGAACAGCAGTTATGCTTGAACACGCAGATGGCATGCAGAGCATCTACGGTCACCTAAGTTCTAAAGATGTAAAAGCAGGAGACGTCATAAAAGCAGGTCAACGTATTGGTAAGTCTGGATCTACTGGAAATTCCACTGGTCCTCACTTACACTTTGAACTACGTAAAGGAAAAAACAACCCAGTAGATCCTGCTGCCTACACAGGTGCGTCTTCTATTCTAGGTATGCAATACGCAAGCGCAGTTGTAACTCCATTAACCAGTGAACTATTGGGTACGGGTGCTGCAACAAACTCAATAGGTGCAACAATGTCCATTGATGGTCCTGTTGGTAAAGGTGCTTTAAGCAACTCAGATCTTATTAGCGTTCTTTCTAGTGCGGGGTTTAGCGGATCTTCCTTAGAGACAGCCTTTCGTGTGGCTCGTGCTGAATCAGGTGGACGACCAGGTGCTTTAAATGACTACGCAAAAACTGGTGACTACTCTCTAGGGTTATTCCAGGTTAACATGATTGGTGATCTTGGTAGACGAAGAAACGCCAAGTATTTAAAAGAATACGCAGGCATTGGTTACACAGGTCCAGAAAGCCTTTATGATCCAGCAATCAATGCTCGTATTGGTTATGACATCTCAAAGGGAGGAACTAAATGGAGTGATGCCTGGGTCAATACCTCAAAGAAATTAAACATTGGTGGTGGAGACTCTGGTTATGGAGCCTCTATGCCAACTCAACTTCAGTCAGGTAACAAAACAGTAAACGTCACAATTAAATTTGATCAAGCAACAGACCAAGAAGCACTGCGTTTTGCTAAGAAGGTCAAGGACTACCTTGATCATGACAAAGAAATATCAATGATGGGTGGTTCATAATGGCAGGTTGGACATGGACAGGTAAAGGATACCCAAGTCCTTCAGAGGTTAGAACTCCACAAAACGCACGACAAAAACAAGTTTCGTATGCCGCAAAAAGAGCAACTATCAATACTTACAACAAACAGATTGAAAGTTACGAAAAAGATATAAAAAACCAACAAGAAATAATAAAAGTTCAAGAATCAAATGTAAAACAGTATTCTGCTATCATTAACACATCTACTAATCAAGTAGAAATTGACGCTGCGATTACTTCTCGCAATGGTGTGCGGGCTTTAATTACTGAGGCAAACGCCAAAATTATCCGATTAATGAAAGATAAAAATAACGTTCAAAATAAAATTAATGAACTTACAAATAAAAAACCTGTTGTACCTACTAAACCTAATAGTACTTCTACAACAACAACCGTAACTGACCAAGGGGGAAATGTTGATTTAGAGTTTTCAGCAGAGTACAAATACAACGCCCCCCTAGTATCTGGAGCATATCTAGGTCAAGGGATATCTGCAGACTCCTTGGGTGCACCTTTGGATACTAGAGGATTCCCAATTAATGCACCAGTTTTTTCTGACGCTTACAACGCTTGGCGTGGAGTTAATGGTGGACGTGGAACTATTCAAATGGATAGAAAATACGTAAATGCTATTGGCAAAGCACAAAAAGATACAACAAAATTTGACCCGCAGATGTATGGATTTAAGTTTCTTTATAATCCCACAACAGTCAGTATGGCTTGGGGCGTACAGCAGATGATGGACCCTAATTACGAAAGTTCTGGAGAAGACATCTTTAATCCAATTTCTGCTGGTTTAATTTCTAGCACAATTGTTTTTGAAGTACTCTTAAACCGTATTGCTGATTTTAATCATCTGAATGCAGATGGGTCACTACGTGGTCAGTATCCTTATGGTCAAATAGACGTACCTGTTCAAGAAAGAAAACAGATATACGAACGTGGAACCATGTACGACCTAGAATACTTCTTTAAAACAATCAATGGACCTCATGGAACCTTTACCTCTGCCTACAACGGTATGACCGCAGACTCTGGGTGGTTGCGTCCATCCTCTATGGAACTTCATCTAGGTGCTGGAATGAGATACAGAATCCGTATCAATGAAGTATCTATTAACCACGCAATTTTTAATAATCGTATGGTTCCTATCTTGTCAACAGTTCGATTTGTGTGTGGTCGTTACAATGATGGTCCTGGTACTCCCTTACTACAACCAGCCTTTGCTAACACAACTACTCTAGAAGGAATCCGAGCAGCAAGTGGAGGGTTTAACCAGCCATGATTTATCTAGACAGCAGATACGCTGACGGCCCTCTCTTTAAGGCTTACGACTCACGCACTAACACGTACGAGTTAACGGTGTTACGTTCATTCCCAAGTTACAAAGTTACTTATTTCTCTTATACCTGGGTTGAAACAGACCGTCTAGATAGGATTGCTTTGCGATTTTTAGGTGCTTCAACTTTGTGGTGGCAAATTATGGACATTAATCCAGAGATTATTGACCCACTAACTATTGTTCCAGGAACTGTGTTAAGGATACCTAATGAATAAAACAACACAAAATCGTTTAGGCACCTCATTCACCGTCTCTTATCCAGACTTCCCAAGTTTTACTGTTACACCAAAAAGTTTTACGTTAACACAAGAGGCTGGAAAACAAGACGTATTAGAGATCATTTACCTACGAGACAGCAGTGTTTTTTACAAAGGACTAAAAACAGGAGCAACTGTTAAGTTAAAGTGGAAAACTTCTAACAATGTTGTTGGTGAATTTTTTGGGTACATAATTGACTACACACCTATCACCCAACAAACTCTTCGTCGCCCCGTCACTATACGAGCAGTTGCTGCTTCTCTCCCGTTAAAAAATGGAGGAAGTAAAGTCTGGAAGAACAAAACCGCTCCAGACATTGTAATTGAGATTGCTAAGAAGTTTAAATTAAAACCAATAGTAACTCCTCATCCAATGATCTTTAGCCAGCAGTCAATGTTGGATCACACCTACTGGGAAAAAATTCAAGAACTAGCAGGACGTATCGGTTACGTTGCACAGGTGAGTGGCACAGAGTTGCATTTTCACCCTATAGACAAGATGATTGATAAGTTTATAACAAGTATTCCAGTTTTATCTTTCTTTGATCCTCTTGGAAATATATGGAATGAGTTAAACTCTCAGACTCTAGATAAATTTAAACCAAAAGTTGGAGACTACATTGATAAAGACTCTAATTCTAAGAAAGAGAAAGTTGTTTACGGAGTAGACCCTGTGACAGGTAAGTTTTACTCTTCTTCACAATCCCCTACAACTGTTGGAAAAAACTTAAGAACTTCAAATGCAGACCCCTTATTTGTAGAGCCACTACCAGGTGCCATAACAGGTAATGCACACATGGCAGAACTTATTGCTAATGCTCATGCTCAACTCTCTCGCTTTTCAATCACTGCAGATACTGCAAGCCAAGGTGATCCACGAATTGCTCCATACAAAACTGTGGAAATAAATGGAACTGGGTCAATTACTGATGGTAATTGGATTGTTAAAAAAACAGTTCATCAGTGTTACTATGATGGACGTTACGAAGTTGAGTTTACTTGCATGACAGATGGTACTGGAAGAAATAAATCTTCTGCTTTTCGTCCAGAAACCGCGTCTGTTATACCTACACGGAATATACAACAAGAATTAAGTACAGGAACTACCAGTAGACCAACAGTCACTACGCTGAGTGCTCCTCAGATGTTAGTCAACAAGTCTAATGTAGGATTTAACGTTACACCAAGTAGATGGGTAGGCAAGTAATGGCTGAAATAGCAATCTCTCTTCCCTTTAGAGTTGATCCATACGGAAAAATTGCTGTGTCTACAGACCAGCAAAAGATATGGGCAGACCGTGTTAGATCTGTATTAGGTACTGCGTTAAAGGAACGTGTTATGCAGCCTCTGTTTGGTACAGAGATTCCTTACTCTGTGTTTAGTACACAGGAAGATGCTTCTATTTTGATTGAGCGCGAGACTCAAGCAGCCTTTGAAACTCAATTACCCCTTCTGAGTCTGCAGTCTGTCACCACGACTTTTGATGAATTTACTGGCATAATCAATGTCAGCACGGTGTAT